CATTAACCTCAAATGCTATTAACTGCCTTTCTTCATCTACCCCAAAAGGCTCTGTAGAAACAATGGCTTTGTCGCCAATAACATCTCGTAAATGACTTAGCATATCCATCTCCTAGAACGGTAAGTCTGAATCTACAATTTCGTCAGACCCTTTAGGTGTAAATCCTTTGGCTTCTTTTTCTTTGCCAATAGATACGCTAAAGAATTTCCCTTTAGCGCCTTCCTTAACCCACGCAGATAGGTAATGTTCACGGTTATTGACCATAATGCTGCCTGTGTAATCTGGGTGATTTTCGGTTGTTTTGCGGTCATTTTTGAATAGCGAACCGCTACCCTCTTTTGGTATGTAAGCCATTAGATTTCCTTTGCTTTTACTACTGGTTTAGGTGACGAAGCGGCATTACCATCATCGTCTGCTTGTACTACTCCTACTACTGCTGCTAATGCGTATCTACGCATATAAGTTAAAGCCGACCCTGCGCCTTGTGGGTCTACTTTGCTAACAGGTACAGACATTTCTTGACTAATCCATTCGCCAGAAATGTGGGTTAAGATTGTGGTTAAAGACATAGACTTGTCTAAATCGGAATAAGTCCCAGGGAATTGAGCCACAGCCAAACCATTACTAGCCAATAAATCACGGCAAGCATCCCAAACAGACTCAAGGTCTGCATATTTACTTTTAAAAAAAGGGTTAGCAGAATCTTTTTTAGCATGGGTTAGTTTCCCTTGTACGGTACTTAGCGCTTTGGCTAAATTAGCAATGCTTTCACTTTGTTGCATTTTGACCTCCAAATACATTACCAAAGTCATTAAATACGCTTTGTAGCAATACATTGCGTTTGTTGTTAGGTTTACCACAAGCAGCACGAATAACATTTATATCATCGGCTGATATATCTGTGCCAAATTCCATGTTGTCTAGCGCTATTTCTAAGCGTTCTTCCATTTCCAGCATTAGTTGGTTTAATTCACCCATTTGAATCCCCTTAAATGGCATAGCAAAATTGCTATAGTTATTACAATAAGCTAACTTCTTGCTTTTGTCAACAACTATATGAAATAATTGTTTATGTGGTAAGATAGCCACATGGAAAGACATTTAAAACTAACCGATAGCGCAATTATTGATTTATTGGGTGGCTCTAATGCAGTAGGGAGAATGTGTAAAGTTGCTTCTACCGCAGTTACTCAATGGCGCAAAAATGGCATACCAGTAGACAGATTTATGTTTCTTGCCGCAAGAATAGAAAAAGAATCACACGGACTTGTAACTCGTAAGGATTTGTTTCCAAACAACTTTTGGTTAATATGGCCTGAACTGTTGGAAAAAAGCAACGCATTTGGTTTGCAAAGTCAGTTAGACGAGGAGTAGAATCACTTTCCTATCTTGAGGCTCTAACGACATACCAGGGGATAGGATTAAAAGCGCTACTGGGGGTAATGGATGAAACAGCGCAATATCGGTGGCGAAGCTAGTGCCGATTCCATGAACGACTGGCAGGTTAAGCGATTCCTCAATGGATAACTTATGAAGGCAACCTAGGTAGGCTAGGTTCGCTCAAACCTCTTGGAAGTTGTTTTTAAACAACTAAGGATAAATACTAATAGCTATAACTACAGATTAAGCAGAAACTACAAAGACTCAATAACGAGTAAACATTTAAGGGGAATTAAATGAAAACATACAAGTGGACAGTAGAATTTGAAGTGTCTGAAACATGGGTAGAAGATGGTTTTAATATTGACCAAGACCGTGCCACAGACATAATTGCTAACGCACTTCCTTATGCTAATGGCGCAGAATTTAAAGCAACAGTTTTAAAAGCGCCTGCGGAAAAAACAATTCGCAGAGCACAAGGTTACACAAATTAATTAACCGCCCCCAAGGGGGTAATTTTTAAAGGGGTTTAAAAATGAAAGATTTTATAGGTGCTTGTTTATTAGGTGCATTGCTTGGTGGTATGTTGGCTTATGGAATAGCGGAAGCACAAACCGTTCAATTAACTGACGCTAGAGGTTACTACCAAGGCACAGTACAAATTAACGGCAACACCGCACAGTTTGTAAACCCAATGGGTTACACCACTCAGACTGCTACAATATATCCTAACCAAGTCGTAATCACGACACCGAATGGTTACACACAAAGCGTTGTTGGTAATACAGGCTACACAGTACCACCTAGCCCACCAACACCTATGTCCCCAAGGGTAATGCAGTAGGAGAAAGGAATGTTTGATGAATTCTGGTCTTTATATCCACGAAAGATTGCTAAAGCAACTGCAAGAAAAGCCTGGGCAAAACTTACCGCAGAGCAACAACTTATGGCTGCAAAAGCTATTGACACACATTGCCAATACTGGAATGCAAAAGAAACCGAATTAGAATACATACCCCATGCAAGCACTTGGCTTAATGGGGAAAGGTATGAAGATGAATTAGTAATAGAACCCAAGAAAGAAAAGATTGACAAAAAGTGGATGTTTAGCAACGAAGGTATTGAGGCCAAAGCAAGAGAGCTTGGAGTGCTTGGTACTGGTTATGACTCTTATGACAGTCTTAAACGCAAATGTATGAAGGCTTTAGGCATGAGTGCGCTGTAAGGCAACTTTGTTTATATAGGCACAAATGGGGTTTAAACAAGTTTAGACTTTACCTTAGCAAATATAACTTTGACGAACAACTTTTGCGTGATTTTTATACGCAATATGAATTAGGAAACAGGGGAGAATGGGGAAGATGGACATCGAAAAATACATTGTCGCTGCGACAGGACTTGGGTATTTAGTGGTTGGATTAGCCCAATATGCTAAAGGTTCACCAAGCAATGCTTTTATTTGGTTAGGTTATGCTGCCGCACAAATCGGCTTATGGATGAACCTCAAGTGAAAGTATTAGTGGCGTGTGAGTTTAGCGGTACGGTGCGTGATGCGTTCATTAGGGGGGGGCACGAAGCTATGAGTTGTGATTTAGAGCCTTGTGATATACCAGGGCCTCATTACAAAGGTGATGTTATGGACATCATTGGTGCTGGTTGGGATTTAATGATTGCTCATCCACCATGCACACATTTAGCTGTTAGTGGTGCGAGGCATTTTGCCAAAAAACAAGCAGACGGCAGACAACAACAAGGCATTGATTTTTTTATGGCGCTGGCTAATTCAAACATACCACGCTACGCTATTGAAAACCCAATAGGAATTATGAGTAGTAAATGGCGCAAACCTGAACAAATTATTCAACCTTGGGAATATGGGCACAGCGTTACCAAAGCTACTTGTTTATGGCTTAAAAGTTTACCGCCATTAAGACCAACAAATGTTGTGGATAAAGGCACAGTTTGGGTGGCTAAAAGTGGTAAGCGTATGAGCCAATGGTATTACGATAGCAGTTGTTTGCCGCCAAAAGAAAGGGAAAAAATGCGTAACAAAACATTCCAAGGTATTGCTGATGCTATGGCAGACCAATGGGGTAATTTATGAAAGACCCAAATGATGCGATTGACTTTATCTTCAAAACAGCGCCCTCGTATGCAAAGGCCAAGGGAGAGCTTGCACAACTTGAGGCGTTTAAATCAAGCCTCAAAGCCATTAAAATGGCTGAAACTACTGAGCAGTCTTTGGGGGCGCAGGAGCGTGAGGCTTATAGAAGCCAAGATTACCAAGATTTATGTAAAGCGATTGGAGTTGCTACGGAACAAGCAGAAGCGCTTAGATGGCAACTAGAAGCAGCTAAGATGAGATTTGAGGCATGGCGCACAACAGAAGCAAGCAACCGAAACATTGAAAGAATGACTAAATGACAGATTACTCTGAAAATTATTTGCGTATACAAAAACTATTACGCTGTTATCACAATGCTACGCTTAAAAAGCAATATGAAAAAGCTACGCTTATAGCGCATGATTTAGCAGAAGAAACCATAAAACTAGAGTTTTCTACTTACGCCCAAGTAAAGCAACAATGGCTATCTTAGATTCTGGGTCAAATACTTATGCAGAACGACAAACCAACACAAATGTTGCTGAATTTTTGTTTGAATATTATTGCGCTGAAAAAGAATATAAATTAACTCGTCTTGGATTTGATGAAAAAAATAAAAATGTAGATAACTTTTTTAAATTAAATAAATTTTTAAGAAACATACCTGATTACATTGTTAATACCCCAAAAGGCACATTTGTTGTAAATGTAAAAGGAACTGGCAATTTCAAAGAAAAAGAACTTGATATGTTGCCTTACTTTAAACAATGGTATTCAACAGAACAAGCGCCATTAATTTATGCTTTTTGTTTTACAGGAAAAGACCCAATTCTTATTTATCCTGATAAGCTAATAGAATTATGGGAAAAAGCAACAGATAAAAAATGGCCTGATGGTGTGGTATATAGAAATTTGGGAATATGACTAAAGATGAAAAGAAGCGCCTTAACCAGATTGCAGAACTCGGATGTATTTTATGCTCCGAAGTCCTTGGGTTTGAAGGCACAGAGGCAGAACTCCATCATGTACGCAGACATGGAAATGTTCGGTCTGCATCCCCTGTGCTTGCACTATGCCCTGAGCATCATAGGAACGGAAACGATAGTCTTCACCGAATGGGTGTCAATGGTTTTGAAAAAAAATGGGGAATATCCTGTGAGGAGTTGCTGGAACGACAAGATAAAAGGCTTGGAAAGGGAACTGAGTAATGACGACATTTACTACGGAAGACCGTCTTAAAGTTCAAGAGGGTCAAAACCTAATTCAGACGAAATACGGAGCGCTCTATTACGAAACTCCTTATCGTGGTGAGTCCACTTGTTTGTTGTGTGACGGCTCATGTGGATACATTCATGGCATAAAACACGAATTACCGTATCAAGATGACCACAACGAGCAGACGAAATAGTAATGATGTGTTCAAAGTCCTCTCCTGTATCGTAGGTGTATGAACCCATAACACCTGGGTCTTTGTCTACAATAAATTGGATTTCTTCTGGCAATGGCATATTCCAGCGATTAAAAGGCTGCATACAATAAATTGCACTATACAAATTCTGAAGGATAGCTGGGGTTAGTTTCATACTTGGTGAATCTTGCCTCTAAATTCAACCTCATCCTCGCCCCAAACTCTAATCATTTCAGGTTGAAGTAGTTTGCTGCGCTCAAACGACAGCATTACAAAACCACTATTCCAGTCTTTAGGCGTGTCTTCTGTATAACTGAACTGTTGCCCATTAGGGTCAGCTAGTGTGCCTGTCTGAACGCCCCAGCGTGTGCCGTTGTAATCATTAAAAGGAATAGCAGAAAGGACATGGGTGTGTCCTGTAATCATATTGACCCCTGAATTGACAGCATTGTTTCTGCCCCCAGTCCAGCCACCTTTCCAACGGTGTTTAACGCAAGTGTCTTCATTTAGCCAAACACTCCAACATGGCATCCACATAGGAAAATAGTCTTTAAGGCTAGTGCCAGGTATGCCCTCAAATGAAGGTAAGTTAGCCACAATGTTGGCCTCTAATCGTTGGTCGTGGTTACCCATTGGGAAAAACAACTTAGCACCTTTGGCTACGGCTTCAATTTCGCCCAAGTAATACTGACACGCTTCCAACTCTTCTTTCATTGTTGGCAACTTATTCCAATCGGTGCGTGGAAATCGACTAATAGAAGCACCATCTAGCGCATCACCATTACAGATTACTGCTGTAGGTTTGAACTC